TCACAACAACATCTCGAAAAGTGTCCTTGATTACGTCAAAAACACCCTCGTCAACTCCGAGCGAAGCAAACAACGATTTGAACCCTTGTTCAATCCTTGGCCCAGCTTCTGCCAAGGCTGTATCGATAGCTTGAGGAAGTTGTCTCATAATATTTCCAACCATAGGCAAGAAATTGCCTAAAAGGAACGTTGAGGTGCTAGAAATAAGCGCTTTTAAAGACGGTCCAATATCTTCTCCGAGCGTCAAATTCGCCAAGAAGTTGGATGCCGAAGCCTTCATTGCCGCAAACGAACCACTGAATGTAGTCTGCGCTTCTTGTGCTGCGACTCCTGCGACTCCCAACTCTTGTTGAACTAGGTCGATGGCTTCTACGATATCCGCAAAGTTGTTGATATCAAACTTCTTGCCCATTGCTTTTTCTAATTTGCTGGCGTCTTTAAGAAGTCGTTGCATTTCTTCTTTGGTACCGCCATATCCAAGTTTCAAGTTATCTAGCATGGTATAGTTCTGTTTAGCGAAGCCTTGGAACGTTTGCTGGATTGAACCAATATCTGTACCCATCTTGGCTGAGTTATCAGCCATGGCCATGATAGCCTTGTCTGCCATTTGTGCAGCCTTCACAGCATCACCACCGAGCGCTTGCTTCAAGCTGGCACCGAAAGAAACAGCTTGCTCTGCGTAGGTATTAGCAGAGATACCAGCTGAGGCTGCAGCGTTCGCATATTGCTTTACAGACTCAGCTGCAGTCGTATATAGCGTATCAACGCCACCAAATGATTGTTGGAGTTTGGCGCCCTCATCTAGAGCTGTAGCAAATACACCCTTGATAGCACTGCCAAGGGATTGAATCCCAGAAATCAGCGCACCGCTGACAATGTTAGCTCCTAAAACTGACTTAAAGACCGAACCTAGTTGCATCCCGCTTTCTGTCAGTCCGCCAACCATCCCTTTTAGACGTGCCACTCCTGATTGAGCCTTATTGCCATCCATATCAACTTGGATGACCACTTTACCATCTGCCATTTATGCCTCCTTTCTACTCGTAATAGTCATACTCGTCATCTTCTTCGTCGTAGTCATCGTCTGGAAGACGATACTCTTTTTGCAACTCTCGCATCTTATCGATGTATTCCTGACTGTCGCCTTTTTGCGGTTCATAAGAGCGAATTTTCACGACTTCTACAAATTTGGTTCCCTCAGGCAAGCCAACAATTAGAGCATTGAATTTCTTCCAGTGCAACTTACCGATTTCTTCGATTAAGTCGATTCTGTAAGCTTGCATGAAAGAAGCAAAGATATAAGCTCCGTCATGCTTCACGTTGTAGAGTCTTTTTTGTGGTGTTTCTGACGTTGTCGAGGACTTTATGACATTGCCTGCCAAGTCATACTCAACATCGTCTTCTTTCTCGCCTGTCTGGATGTACTCTTCAAAAATTGCCTGAACAACTTCCAAAGCCTCCTCAAAGCTTAAACAATCAAAAGAAACACCCGTAAGGATCCGCAACGCTAAAAACGGGCGCATGAATTTAGGAATATCATCGTCTTTCCATAATTCAAAAACTTTCAAGACTCTATCGAACGATAAGAGCAGAGGGAAAGTCTGTTCTTTGCCTTCAATTTCTAAAACAAGCTCATCAACTAGCTTTCTAGAAATATCTAACATGGCATCACGCTAGATATTTCTTGAATGCGTCTTCTGAGTTGCGCTCTCGGTATTCTTTCTGAATCCCAAGAATGGTCTGCATCAGATAGTTAAATGCGATAGTTGTATCTTCGTCTGCGAATTTATAGACTTTTTCAAATGCATCCGCTCCGAATAATTGAGTCCAACCATCTTCGATAAGCTCTTTAGCTTTTTCTGCGATTTTCTCGTCGGAAAGTTTTTCAATTTTCTTCCAGTTCTTTGCTAAGCCCTCACGGAACTTATCAAGTTCCTTCACGCCCTTGTCATTTGCAATGTATTCCAGCTGAAATTCTCCGAAATCAATAGGAATGATATTGCTTAATTTCTTAATTACGACCATTGTTTTTCTCCTCTTTTCAAAAATAAAAAGGCGTGATATTTCACGCCTCAGATTATCCTGGTACTACTGTTGATTTCTTAGGTTTACGGGTCCATACGACCTTAAACTTAATACTTTCATTCTCTGACGCTTCACCGTCTCCGATTTCGATACCAGAAAGACGAGCTGGACCTTCATACTGGGTCTTACTGGTCGAGTCAACTTCCTTGTACCAAACCAAAAGCTCGTCACCGACTGCGTCTTCTTTGTCTGCCACAAAATTCTGCGCTTTGTCATCTGTATCACGAACGCCCTCGAATGAGCGCCCTCGTGTTTTAGTGATCACTTGTTCTTCAGGTGTCCCGTCGCCAGAAAAGTCGGTAAAGTCGTCTGTCTTCTCGTTGTTTTCTGGCGACGATTTCTTAATCCCTTTAGCGATCCAGAGATACTCCGCTGCAGTCGGTGGAGTATCTGGAGTTGCTTCTTTGTAAGGACCGATGTAGTGTTTACGTTTTACGTTTTTATTTTTAACCATTATTCATTCCTTTCAATTTCAAGGCTGGCAGTTAAGTCCAGCAAGTAAATGTAAAAGCCTTGCTCGTCTAAATCGTTTAAGTAAGGCTTGTCGACTTTCAGACCTAAAAATTCGTAAGAGCCATTCTTACTTGGCAATTCTAGGTCCATTTTTGATAAGGCAGCGTTAATCTGCCACAGTGTATTATTGTTTAATTCCTGATCTCGTGACTTGATAGCAATTTCAAAAGGCAATCTGACTGTTTGAGTTCCAGCCATGTCCTCGTCTACCACTTCTCCGCCAGGTAGCGGATAAAGGACCAATCCCTCTTTTTCGGCTAAATAACCGAGCTTAGACGGAATTTTGTCTTGGATGCCTTTGATATGCTCAAGCAAGACATCTGCAAAATCATTTTTTTGAATCATTTCACTCCCATCGCTTTCGCTCCAACTTCAGCCCAATTTTTAGCATATAGAGCTGAGGCCTTTTTATCCCACCTTGGACCAGTTCCAGGCGTTGGCCGTTGACTCAGCAACTTCTCCTTGTTAGCAAAGAAAAACCTTCTTTGTTTTTCAGAAAAGAATCCTTTTCGCTTCTTGCCATAATAGAGCAATCTAGCGTAAGGCGTCGCATAGACAATCGAATCTTGTCGAACATGTCCACTAGACCGTAGGTCCCCTCTTCGTTTTGGGACGAATCGCTCCATGTCCATCAGCATCTGGTTAGCAATAGCTAACTTTCCTTTAGCGAGATTCTCTGGAGATACTTTCTTCTCAATTCCTGATAGGTCTATCTTTACATTAACACCGCCCATCAAATCACCTCGATTTCATAAGCTAGTAGCTTCTTGGTTAGAGGATGATATTGAGGGATGATGTTCTTAACAACGTAGCTGACGCCGTCCTCTTCTACAAACCCACCAACGAAACTCTTGTCGAGTTTCACAGGGCAGTATTTGTGATAGACAATCACAGTCGAGGAATTGGACTCGCTACGATGATTGCCTGTTCCAGAATGAGAAAAGGATCTATCGAATTTGCAAGGGGATAACAAAAGAGGGTCAGAGTAAGCCTCTTTCCCCCAATCGTCCTCACCAATTGACTTTTTGATAGTCACAGAATTAGGTAGCATTCGTTTATCTATCATAATCAACCCTCGCTGAGCCAAATCCAGCCATTCTGAGCCAGTTTTCAGCATCTCTTGATAAATTATACCTTTCACCCAAAGAAATCGAACCTGAGCCATTCTGAGAGCCTGAACGATAGCTTATAGATGTCCGCCCTACTGACATGCTGGCAATAGACTGCTTGTCTTCCGCTGTCATGATGCCAGAACTATCTAAATAAGCTACTTGATAAGCCGTGGCACGTTTAACTGCCTTCTTGCGAGCTGTATTGTCGCTATCAAAGCTATTTAGAGAATAGAAATCCCTGGTATAAGCATCGATAGCGAGTTCCGCTCGCTTTAAAAGCTTGTCAAAATCGCCCTCAACTTCAAATCCGAGCTTATCGAACTCCTCTTTAGTTAAGTAAGCCATCTAATCACCTCCTTAAAAGGTGGATGTCCCCACCTCAACTAGATCTTGCTTAGGCTCTTCAACGAGTTCAAAGCAATCTTCACCAATCACCTCATTAAACAGGCCATTGATTCGATTAGCTTCGTCTTGATCTAGCTCGTATTCTTGCCCTTTGTCAAAATGACGGTCAGACTTAGCTAGATAAGCGTTCAATTTTGCTTTAAATTTGGCCATTTAACACCTCCAATAGTTCATCTTTGGTCTTGTTTGAATAGCCCTCAAACCCTCGCTCTTTAGCAAGAGCTTTCAACTCTGCCAAAGTCATGTCCGAAAGTGAATGAGTAGCCAAAATCTCTGAGATTTGGCCATCTTCAATCACTTCTTCAAATCCATCAGCGATTAGCTGAGCTTCAAGCAAGCTGCCTTCCTGCACGGTGTAGACTTGGTTTCCTTTTTCGTACTTACGCATTTTATACCTCCTTATTAAGCAGATTTGTGAGAAACATAGACCCCGTCTGTCTTGCTTTGCAAGACGAAAAGATCATGATAGAGACGGTTTTGGTACAAGTATCCGTCACCTTCCGTGTGTTGACCAGGAGCGAAAAGATAGATTGAGTTGAACTTAGCCTTGGCAATTACTGCTGGCTTAGCAACGATCAAGAAGTTAATGTTTTTACCATCTGAAGCCTTAACAAAGCCTTCAGTGAAGTCAAACTTAGTCTTGAAGCGTGCATCATCCCAAACTTCGATAAGCTGAACTCCGTCAAGTGAAGTGACACGAGTATCGATTCCTTGAGGCGACGTAGTAGCGATTGAGCGCGTGAACTCTTTAGAACGTTCCAAGAAGTCCATCACTTCGCTAGAAACATACATAACGATGTTTTGAGCGCCGTATTTACGAACTGGCAAAAGAGCAGCTTTCAATTTTGTGTAGATGTTCACTTCTGACAGGTCATCTTCAGACTTGAAGTGACTGTTTGTGATAGCTTCTGTAGCAATTTTAGAGAAGCGATAAGCATCGACTTCTGGAGTTGCGTGTTCAGTGATGAATGTGTTAGATACATTAGCAGCTGAAAGCTCTTGGTTCGTTTCGTCAACGTCTGCGGCATCTACGAAGAACTCGACGTCACGGTCAAATCCTAGTGTGTAAACTTTCTTGTCGTTTGAAACTGTACCAGAGTTGTAGCCTTTAGAGCGAGTGTGCGCTTTGTAGCCAGTCACTGAAATTGTAGGCAACTCGAAAGATTTAGCGCCCAACCAGTTTACTTGTGGCGTTTCCAAAATACTTGTGAGTGCGCCTTGCATCAATTTCTTTTCAAAGGTGCCTTCGTGTTTAGTGATGTAGTTAATTGTCATTGATCATTCTCCTGTTAGTTGTTTAGTCCGAGAGCCTTTAAAAAGGCATCTTCTTGGTTCGTTCCAGCCGTCGGATTTCCTCCGGCCGAAAATGTCGGCTTCTTCTCCTCAGATTGCTCTGTGCGACCGAACTGAGGATATTTCTGCAATACTTGGCCAATAGCGTCTTCGATAGACACCTCATCGGTCACTAAGCGAGCAGATAGAGTGATGACGTCGTCTACAGACTCAGCATTTACTCCCAAAGTCAGAGCTGATAGTTTCGCTTCCAGGTTCTTCTTATCTGACAAAGCAAGTTCTAGCTCTTTCTCTTTAGCAGCAAGCGCTTCTGACTGTTTCTCAGCCTCGCTCTTTTGTGAGTCCTTCCACTCTTTGAGTTGCTGAAGTCCTTCTTTAGCGCTCTTGATGTCCTCAAATCCTAGGCTTTTGAAGATTTTCTCTTGCGCTTTCTTTGACTCTTTAGCTACAAGACCAGTCACTTCATCTTGAGTGAAAGTCTTGACAGGTTGCTCTTGAGTTTGTGACTCAGTGTTTTCTCCAGCATTGACTGGCTGGTCAGTTTGTGTTTGAATGTCTTCTGGCATTCTTCTATCCTCCTAAAATTAGGTATTATCTTCCGTTCTTTACCGACTGCGGATAAAGTCAAGCAAAAAACCGCATCGAATTCGACACGGTTTGTAGTGGTTTATTGCATAAAAAAAACGCCTAGGTCAAACTAAGCGCTAGTTTTAGGTTTTCTCATAGAAAAATATCTCTCTGTAAGCTGTCGCTTATTTAATTCTAATTCAAATGCTTTAGCCTCATCTAATGAAAGTAAGTCAAGTGTAATACTTATACTCAGTAATTGTTCATCAGTAAACTCTGAAAAATCTAAAGGTTTTTCATCCAGATTTAAAGAGTCAACAAAGTTTAGAGCCTCTGACAATTCCATAATATCACTCCTCTCTTAAATTCATTTCTAAGACAATGCCACCTTTGTTTTCTTTCATACTAATTATATCATATTTTGCATTTCTTGGTATGATAATTTCAGACTCAGCGTCATTATCTGTAAAGTATATTTTACTATCCTTTGAAATGTTGATGATGGTTTTGACTTTTCTAGTTTTGAAAAAGTTATATTTTGGAATATAACTAGTTGATGTGTAAGCGGCGTTACTGAAAACAGCCTCTCCAGAGTTCAGCATATCAGATACACTATCATATTTTTTCAACAAGTCAGCATTGCTAGTAATGATTGATTTCAAGTAACTACCATCATCAAAGCGACTAACTTTTATATTTTTCAGTGTTCTATTTCTTTCAATAACTCTATCAAGCGTTGAAACCACTTTGTTTTCTTCTTTGCTGAGTGGGATGACTCCATTACTTCTGAGCGCTCTGTTAATATCAAAACTCCTATTTGTTGCTATATATCCCATACTGTCAAAGTCTGGAGCATAGATAACATCACGCTCAGTTTTTGTTATTTTTCCACCCACTTTCTTAAATGCAGGTATTTCATCCTCTTTGATGTAGTGATATTCTGACATCTTCTTCCTGAGTTTTACTTCTTTTTGAGCTTGAGAAAATGGGTCATCATAGTATTTCTCTCTAGCCTCATCCCGTTTTAGGAATTGGTGCTTATCGATGTAATCCTTCAAAGCAGCGTTCTGAGTGCCTATCTTGCTCTTGTACTTGTTTATCAGGTCATCATCGCCCAATTTCTCAGCGACGTGGAGCTTTTCCTTATTCGCTCTGATAGACCGTTCTAGCGCCCTCTGCTTGGCTTCTGCGTTGGCATTATCCATCGCTTGCTCTGGGCTAACCGAATCGACGTCCTCGCCTAAATCAGGCTTGTAGTTCGCTCCTGGGATGAACGGAGTTAGCATGTGGCCGCAGTTAATACCAAGGCACCCTTCAGGCCGACCGTAACCATAATCTGACAAAGCTAAAATCTTCTCGCCGTGTTCAACTCTAGCCCGGCCAGTCGTTACTATCTCATGCTGCAAAGGGGCGCACGACTTGCGAGCTGACGCCTTTTTTGAAAAATAAAAGGTATCAATGCCCAGCTCTTCAGCCGGTCTCGTTCGCATTTCTCGATAAGTTCGATAGGTTGTCGTCTTGATAACTGTCCGAGCATAATTGTCAATTTTCCAGTTACGCCCAGCGCTGTCCTTGAAACCTTGAAAACCTTTCTCTTGCCACTTCATGACCGTGTCAGAAATAGCCTTGTCGGCCGTAGAAAGGCCAGTGACAACTCTAGCGACAGATTGTTCAATGATGCCTTGATAAGCCCCAATAACGGCTTTAGGAAGCGTTGTATTGATTAGGTTATGGATATCTCCGACAGCTTGACTTGCATAATCTGCAAGGATTTCTTGAATGTGATTGCTATTTCCTGCAGATCCACGCCCTAAATCTTCCATGAGTTGTTGCTTCGTGTCCGTGTAGAGCTTCAAACCCTCATTTTCGACGATATAGCGTAGTTGCTCTTCAGCGACTCCAGAGTATTTAGAGATTAGCTTCAGGTTCTCCTCGTTCAGCATGTGCATCTGTTGCATCTTCTCAAGTTGCCAGATATACGGTTGCTTATCAAGATAGACCGTGCCACGCTCCGTCACACGTTCGACCACGTTATCAAATAAATCCAAGGCTAGCTGATGATAGATGTCTGCGACATTGCTTGCTTGAAGCAGCAGTTGCTCGTCATTGAACTGTATCGGTGGTCTCTTCTTTGGCATCTAATCACTCTCCGTAAATATCAATATCCTCTTGCGTTCGCTGACTGTTGGCTGTGTCCATCGTTTCCTGATTAATCGCCTGAATCATCTTCTTAGCATCGGCCTCTGACATATTGAAAGCCTTCTGGATAGCGTGAGCCTTGCTGACAATGCCACTGGCCAAAGCCTTAGTCCAATAATCAAGCTCGTTGTTCTTGTCAGTAAAGACTCCGTCGTCCAGATTGATTGCAATCTTCTCCATTTGAGGAATTGGACCGCTATACAATCCATAAAGACTACCAAGCTCGCAAATTGAGATAATCAACTCTTTCAAGGATTGCTCGACAAGGCTGACAATACTGTTTCTCATCTGATAGGTATCCGAGTTTTCAGAAACGACCTCTGTCGCAGTCTTCAAGCTCTGCCCATCAAATGTAAACATTCCAGCTGATACACCTAAAAGCATTTCAAATAGCGCTAGGCCTTCGTTGATGGTCTTGATGTAATCATCTGCTCGAATTGCTGTCGTCAGGTCTGTGATGCTTCCGCCATCCATGTCGTTAGTAGATAAGCGTAAGTAGACATTCTGTTCAGTATCAAAGCGCTTGACAAGCTGGACATCTCCGTCCTGATTAACCATTCTAGTTTCTGTCAGATTTTCGGGAACGGCCACTCGACGTTGGCCCATCTTGACTTCCCACTTGAACTCATCATAAGTGGTATTGATGAAATCAATCGTACTCTTGGCATTATCGAAGATTGATAAACCAAGAGGCGAATTGATGTCCTTGTTGTTCATCCCAGGAGGTTTCAAGTAAGAAAAAAGTGGTCTAGTTAGACCGTCAAGTTCAACTTGTTCTTCTAGATCCTCGTAGACTTCAGCTAGAGGCACACGTCCACCTACTTGTTCAGAGCTTTCAGACCTGTATAGCTCGTTTGAAATGATGTATTTCCCATCTTTCGCCCATTCGTGAAACTCAATCAAGGTGTAGTAGATGTTCTTCTGGCCTGCTGATTTAATCGTCTTAGTCACGATAGCAGCGCTTGAAATATCTTGCGTGTTAGACTGTAGTGGTAAAAAGACTGGCGCTTGAATGAATGACACTCTCACTCGTCCATTATCCACATAAGGCCTCATAGCAAGACCGCCCAGGGCTAAACAACTCTCAAGATAGCGTTCAAAATTCTTATTGAAGCGGTCATTCTTCAATGTTTCTTGAATGAATGTATTTGCTTCTTTATCGTCCAATTTAATCGAAGCCTGCTCGTTAAAGACCAGACTGGCAATCTTTTTGGCAGCGGTCCGAGCGATTGGCAAATGAGTCGCTTCTCTTTGTTTCTTGATACCGTCCGAATTCGTGTATGTTATCTTCTCGATGTTGCTCTGATAGTATCTTAGGTTCTCGTTGATCCGACGATACTCTGCGCTTGTCACTGCGATTTTAGGATGGTCTGTGATACTTGCTAGACTTTCTGTCGTCATTGCATACTGTCCTCTCTTCAATAGATTTTTGACAAATTGAATAATGCCCATTTATCGGCTCCTTGTTGCTAAAAATTAGCGTAACGCTTATAAAATACGTTCACACTATATCTAAATTCATCCATTGCGTGGTTATCTTTATCAATCGGTCGTCCGTTGTCGTCTCGACTGTAAAGGCCAATCTCTTTCAAAAAGTGATAATGATCATACTCTTCTTCTGAATGATTGATAAGTAGGAACTGACCTGACGAAATGATATTCTGGCCGCGTTCAATCCCAACCTCGATGCCCTTAGCTTTACTGCTAACATCATGGGCATTATTCAAGGCTCCTCTTGTCCGTATGCCTAACTTGTGCAATTCCTCTCGCAAGGATCTACACGCTGGGTCAATCCAGACATCAGTATAGCGCATTTGGTACTTACTAACACACCACTGAATAAATGCTCGAAGCTCGACAGCATAGGTAGACATAGCCTTGACTTGGCCAGTCTCGGCTCCGCTATGGTAGTAGTGAGCTACACGATTGAGTCTGAAGAAAGTCTTGTTGCCCTCTCTATGCTTAGTAACGATGTTACAAGCCATCGAGGTAGCGTCAGATTGTCCACCATCGCCTGTAAAATACATTTCAACGGGTTCGCCTAGCAAACTATCCTTGATGTTCTTTTCGAGGTCAAATAGGCCATATATGACACCTTGAGGCATGACCCTCTGACCGAGCACGTCCCGTTTGTAGAGATAAGGATTCTTCTTCAGCGATTGAATAATAGACCGCTTGCGCTCTTCAGAAAGAATCGGATTGTCATCCATAGTCCAATGTGTCCAGCGGGTGTTCTGAACTTCAAATACATCCTTAATAACTGGATGTTGAGGTGCTGGAGGGTTCAGGTCAGCTAGATGATAGCGTAGTTTAGCAGCCCACGTCCGTCTAAATGCTTCCTGGATAAAATCCATATTCAGTAGATTGATTTCACAAAAGACTACCGAGCCTAGAGACATACCAGTGATAGCACCTACACTGTTGGCTTTACCGCCCCCTTTATAATAAACACGTTTAGTGCCGTTGGGTGTATCGATTAAGAGGTGGTCTCCGTGCTCATCATGCTTGATTTTACAATTGCCGTCGAAGATGTGCATTAGACCTGTACCGTCTCCGTCAATGAAAAGGCGGTAGGCTTGCTCTTGATTGTATGCAGCTATCAAATGGTTTTCGTCTGGCGACTCAATCAAATATCTTGCGTATCTGAAATGACCAGCGGTTGTCTTGCCGCTTCGAGGCGTGCCCTCGTTGACCTCAAGCTCATAGTTGAACGGTCTACGAATGATGTTGAGTTGTTTGTTTGAAAAATCAATCTTCAACCTCACCACCACCTTTTACCGCATTTAAGAGAGCTTCCATGAGAGTAGTATCGGACTTAGAGTCTTGATTTCTCTCAATCTTGATTTTGAGCAATTCAATCTCTTGTCTGATTTTCTCATCTGTCAACTCAAAGTCTTTCCAAGCCATATTATTCATGCCGTCCAAAGCAGAAAGAAAGGCGTTTGAATTAGCTTGTCTAATACCTTCATTCTCGATACTTGCTCTAGCCTTGTTTTTAAGCCATTCATACTCATTAAAAGCCTGTTCTCTGGACCATAGAGACATGTTCGAGAACTGTTTGAGCAACTCACGATACCTTTGTAAAACCTTAGTATTTTGAAGTAAGACAGAAGCATTGCTGTCAACAGCGCTATCTTTCCATTTTTTAGAGTTTGGAAACGCCTGTCTATATGCTTGTCTTTGAGATAGTCCGGAGATTATCCCTTGGACAAATAGCTCTTGTTTTGGGGTTAATTTATCCACTCACCGGACTACCTCCTTTCCGACAAAATAAAAAGCCACTCAAAGAGTGACTTGGTGCAAGCAGACTACAGACTTGCGTGTTAATTAGAAATTACTTTTTTCTTTTTTATTTTTTGTAGTCTTTTTTGCGATATTAAAACATCCTACTCTATCGCCACTGGTAACCCAAGCCAGCAGTTTTTCAGAAGCTTTTCTAGGTCGTTGCCTAAGGTGCCTTTGCTTTATTTTTTGATACTACCATTTTAACAGATTTTAGACTTCATGCCTGTACAGTTACTATCATTTACTATCAATTCTGAAAGAATACTATCAAGTTCCTTTACTGCTTGTTTCTTCAAACGATAGTAAGTAGGGGAACTCATGCCCCCCATGCTGTCACAGATGTCATCAACGTACATCTTATTGATGTAGGTCTTTCTCAAAATAGTTCTATGTTTTGGATTTTTAAGCCTGTTGATCATCCTGCCAAGCTCAAGCTTTCTGTTGATAACCTCTTTAGTATCCTGTTCTATAGCCTGTTTCATCACTACAAGCTGGGTATAGACATCATCAACTTTTCTAGTCTGTCCGCCTTGGACTTTGACGTCAGTCCACTTGGGGCTTGAGAGCAAACCCGCCTCAAGCTCATTGATTTCATCTATACGGCTTTGGATGTCCATGTCCAGATCCTGCAACTCTTTCAAGAGCTCTTTAGCCTTATTCACTCTCTGTCTCCTTTGTGATATAATAATATTATTGAGATTATAGCTGAGACAGAGAGTGTCTTGGCTTTTTTTATGCCCACGAAATATGGATTTTCTTGTCAGAAACATACTCAGACCCACTGAAAAAGTCTTTAGAATAGTATAGTTTGTATTCCACTAAAAAACCTGGTCCTAACAACTGTTTTATTAATTCTATTGTCTTGCTGTCATCTAAGCGACGTTTAATGTATTCATCTTTGACCGATAATACATTAATTAAATGACCTGTATAACCTTGCTGTGCCGATACTTTTATTTTTTGTTCTAGGTCGTATTCTTTGAAATAACGTTCAAACCATTTAGCGTGGCTCTCTGAATTTAATTGTTTCACCTCGTCAATCAGTGCCATCCCTTTTCCTCCTTTAAATAATTTTACCGTCAAAAATAAGGGTAATTGTCCCTGTTCCATCTTTGTGTTTAGATACCAAAGCACGACAATCTGAACCATACTCAACACCATCAATTGTGATGCTATGCTTCACGTTATCAATGTTGATTATAGAATCGTTTGATGTTTTTATTCTCATATTCCATCTCCTCACTAACTTTCTAATGCACAAATTCGTTGACCAGATCGCTGATAAGAAACTTCCAATCAGATTCTTTAAAAGTCAAGAAACGATCTGCGGTAAAATTTCTAAGCCTTTTATAAAAGAGTATCTTTAGCTGGATTGATTCGCCAACAGTAAGGAAGACACCAGGGAAACGATGCACTGAATGTACTCTATTTCCATATCCAGAAATATCTAAATATATTACCATTTCTGGATACGAACGCCCAAAATTAGCTTCAACTCCGAGATCAACTTTGACCTCTTCTACAATTGGAATCTCGTTAAAAATTGGTCGTGCAGAAAACAATGACGATGGTGTTTCTTGCTTTTTTCCTGAATACGGATATTTTTTTGGTTTCATCCCAAATCCTCCTTCTTAACCCACATATCATCGATGATTTTACCCTTGCGGTCTTTGATTTCGTTCCACGATTTTTCCACACAACATACCATTGAGACATTTCTCAAGCGAGCACAGTCAGAAAGAGAACCCAAAAGATTTGTAATCGATTTAATATGCCAATTATACGTGAACATATCGGCAGTAGACAAGATTAGTCGATTTAGAGCCTGATTAAAATCCGCGCAATATTCCGCCGGATAATAAAACTCCATAACTTTCAGACTTTCTTGCTGACAAAAAATTGTAATCGCAATAAATACATCGCCAATTGCGTCCATGAATTTATCAAGATCATTCTTTAGATAGGCAGAGGTCAACTCTCCTACCTCTTCAACAATTTTATACATTTGTTTTTTGCTGCTACACTTATCTATCCCCCGTTCTGTTGACCAGTTCATAATATTGCAGACGTGATCTTGTAGCAATAGTCTTTCGTGTCCTATTTTATCCACCTAAATCCTCACCTCGTCTCCAACTTTCAAAAATTCGTAGTTGTCTTGCGATACCACGAAAATGCCGTAGTTCTGTATTGTAACTGTGTACAGGTCGCCTATTTTTTCTTTGTGAACGACTCTGCCTTTGATTTCTGCGCCTTGATTATCTGCTTTATAAACGACAATTGGACGCTTTTGTTCTAGGTTCTTAATGTGGATACATTGCCAGATGTTCAAAGTAGCAGACAATACAATCCATAACACTATAAATCGTTTCATGTTTACTCCCTATAATCGTTATAAATTTCAATAGCTGGAATTGACTCATTATTAGTTGCAAAAGTAATTATCAGCTCGCTTCTCACTTCTCTCTGAAATTCTAGTAACTCCTCTATCGAATTGATTTCGATAAAATGCCCCTCTGCCCCGTTCGGGAATTCTCTTTGTATTCGACCTTTAGATGTTTTATGATTAACTCCTTTAGAAAGCCAAGTGCCTTCTCTCCTAGAAAATCGCTTATCAAATTCTTCAAATGTCGAACAGGTTCTAACTTCTCTTTTTGTGTATTTTTTAATTACAGCGTTAGGAATTCGATTTTCAACTCCCCAGCTTGTGCTTGTAAGTAAAAATTCCATCACTCCACCTCCTCAGCTCATCTTATGGCTTTCCAGGTCTCCAAATTCATGCCCACGGCTTACGAAATACGAACCAATCAGGATTGCATCAGCCTCGTCGTCTTTAACGTTTAGGTTAAATTTATCCGCAACCTTAGCAACCGCCTGCAGCTTCATTGATTTCTTGCTTCGGTCTTTATAGCTGAACTTCCAATACTTGCGCCAAGTCGACACGTTCACAAAATAAACATTGTCAGCAATCAACCGTCCAAGGATAATTCCAGTCACAATGCCAATACTAATCATAGATTGTTGATTTGGCCCCATGACCGAGTTCTTCTCGACCACAATCGATTCAAAATGGCAGTCGTACTTTTGGAGCGCCCTTGATTGAATGGCTCGCAATTCGCTAGCCATGAAGCGCCCACGTTCAAAGAATGACTTGCTCTTATGTTTTAAGACACCACTCTGGACAAGGTCAGAGCCGTGAAACACGGCCCATCCTGTCGCAGTAGTAGAAATGTCTAACGATAATGTCAGAGATTTCATTGCAACTCTCCCTTGATTCCACAGAGGTCAAAGAGATTGCGCTTGTTGTTCTCGATGAACTCAAAGAATTTCTGAAGTTCGGCCAAGTGGCGTTTTTCTCTCTTGACTCCAAGGCTTGTATGATACTCTGTCGGCGTTTTCGGTGTTACCCTGATGTCTAGCCAATAGAGAGGCTCGAACACGTCGCCACTTGTGTCAAGAGAAGCATCTGCGTCCGTATTTCTGAAATGCATCTGCATATCATATTCAATCTTGTTTGTAATCGTGATATTCTTATCTACGATTTCGAGTGTGATAGTTGTTCCTGGTATATCAATTTTATTAAGCATTTGTTTTTCTCCTTTAAAATAATTTTATTTGTGACTTATAATTTTCAAGTCTCTGTTGAGCAAAGTTGAAAATGTTTTTGTCAAGCTCACAACCAACATATTCAAAACCTAACTCCTGACAAGCAATCAAGCTACTTGCTGAACCGACATGAGTATCAAGAATCTTATCTCCGGCTTTTGCGTAGTTTTGCAGCAACCAGAAATAAAGATTGATGGGTTTTTGGGTTGGATGAATTCTAACCTCATTCAAAGCCTTGTTTCCTTGCTGCAGGTGACCTTCCGAGATTGATTTTCCTTGCATCATACCATTCCACATATAGCGAAATAGTCGTGTGCTATCATGTAAGCTGCAGTATGCTATCTCACAATCTGAAAAACTTGAATGACCATTAACTTTGTCCCATACAATACGGCCAGAACCGAAAGAGTAGTTGAAGTAGTTCACACCCCAAATGATTTGATTTTTTGAAACTCTAAAAAGTTCGTCAAAATAATCTCGATTTGGAATTTGCCACTCTGAGGTTTCTCCGTACAATCTACTGACACCAATCGGACTGACTTTCCTGCCATAAAATTTTCTTTTTTCTGGCCCGGAAAAATACGGTGGATCAACAATAGCTAAATCAAAATAGTTGTCAGGATATCTTTTCATGACATCCATACAATCTTCGTTAAGAAATAATTTCAAGTCATCACCTCATTCCAATTCCTTTGCTATTGCAGCGATAACATTGATTGTCACGCTATTTCCTGCTTGCTTGTATAGCTGAGAGTTGCTATTGACCTTCTGCGCCTTATCAAAAGCCCAATCTGGAAATCCTTGTAATCTCCAACATTCTCGAGGAGTTAGCTTGCGAATACGATAGCCATCAGTTATTCCAAAACTACCAGCTCGAACAGTGCTACCTCCCCCGCTTGATGTTAATGTTCCAACCTCATCTTTTGTGATTTTGTTGTAAAAGTCTACAACTTTGACTAGGTTATTCTCTTGATAGCTATTGCTAGTCAGAGTAGGAGCGATATCATGTTCTCCTCCTTGATTATAACCATGACCACGCTGTGAGTTTTGGTCATGATTTCCAGGCAATTTCCCTGCGATTAAGATTCCATGCTTATCTTGCGCAGTTAAAGTAAACATAGGCATAGCTATCTTCTGACCCTCTCCCTTGTTCGTTGTGAGCGTAGGAGCTAAGCCAGTTGATTCATAAACCTCTCCATTCATCCCGTTGCCAGATGGATTGATATTCCCGATAGATTTTACTTTCTGCGATTCACTTTCAATAATGTATGATCCGCCCCCTTGACTGTTTGGGTATCTGGTTGTAAGGGTATTTGTTGACTGCTCTTGATGTTTATCAACTTGTCTGCCAGTGCTTGAGAGAGGAAAAATTCTTCTGGTACCTCTCTTTCTAGAATGTCCGATAATGAACACACGTTCCCGATTTTGGGGGACTCCGAAATTCTTGCTGTTAAGCACTTGCCATTCCACATCGTACCCCAATTCATCCAAGGTTGAGATAATGGTCTCAAACGTAATTCCATTTTCATGATTGAGGAGTCCTTTGACATTCTCAAGGAATAGATATTTAGGTCTGAGAATAGATGCGAACCTAGCAATCTCAAAGAACAAAGTTCCTCGAGTATCTTCAAAACCTCGTCTGTTTCCTGCAATGCTGAAAGCCTGGCACGGAAATCCTCCACAGATAATGTCCACACGTCCGATTCCTCGAATAAACTCGTCTGATACTGCTGTGATGTCATGTAGCTCTATTTCTCCTTTCGTGTTATGTATAGCTTTATAACTAGCTCTAGCGAATTTGTCTATCTCACAAAATCCTATACATTCATGACCTGCCGATTCCATTCCAAAACGAAATCCACCGATACCAGCAAATAAATCTAAAAATTTCATTTTTTTATTTTCTAAAAAATGCGACTGCCTCTGTTGTGAGTTTGGCTAAATACGGGCAGTCGCTCGTCCAAGGTCACATGACCTTTACTGACGCTTTCTAGTTCGCAGTTTTACAAGAATGCCCGGCTTGTTTAATTTTGAGTTGTTTCCATTTTGGAAATAGTTAGTTTTGGGTTATTTTGCTTTTTCAACAGCAAACATATCCTCGAATTCATCTGTCTGCTCTTTGAACTTCATCGGGCTGTCCCCTCTGAAATAAAATCCATTGTCATCCAATTCGCCTTTGACTCCCGTCGCCCAAGACAAGAAAATTGAGCCTTGGCAGTCAGGGCAATTCATGAATGTAAAGTAAGATGGGACTTTCCACCGCTTCGCACATCCACAAAACGGGCATTGCAAATCAACATCTACCTTCTCGCTTGGTTTCTGCGAAATCGCTGTGCTTCCGCTAAATTTTGCAGATAACTTGTCCTTCGCTGCTTTGATATTGACAGGATCAATTTCAGCTAACTTCTCAGCATCCATTTTTAAAACGGCCCCTGCATTCTCGGGCTCTTTCTGCCTTAAATCCTCAAGAATTTCGTCAGACCCTGTGATCATCTGATAGGCTTTGAATAAGGTTTGATAATCAAGTTCCTGCGCTCGTTCAAAACTCAATTTTACGTCATCTTGTTCAATATAGATTTTCATTCTTTCCTCGCTTTTTCTAAAAGATTACTACCCATTTTTCGGTAATATAATGGGTTCTTGCATATTCTTTCACAGCCATTTCTTCGGCTTGGGTGCGACTATATGCCAAAACATGATAGAAAGCCTGTGTCTGTCTATTGACACCCCAGTTACACCTAATCTCATAGAATTTCAACTCTTTATTGCTAGACCAAAAGTGGGATGACCGCTTGCCTAGCTTGTATGTTTCTCTATCGACTCTCATAATTTGGGGATCAGTCATCAGACCACCTCCACACGTTGACTCAGCGCTTTCGTTTTGCAGTATTCGCAATGACCGCATGGCTTCGCCTTCTCTTCGCCTCGCTTGACCTTATCAAGTCGCTTAATCAGCATAGACAGCTCAGTCAGCTCATAGCCAAGTTTCTCTTGGGTCTGAAAGACGATGGCCCTTGTGTCGGGAGTCGGCTCTTTTGTCACTGCGTAGATAATAGGGGTGAACTCTTTGCCGTACTTCTCTTCTAGCATCTTCTTGTAAGCCGCCATCTGAAGAACATACCCCCAAGCTTCGAACCAGCGGACCTGAATATTTCGTCCGCTTGCTTCATCCTGAATCCAGACCATACTATCAATGTCAGATTTCGTGGTCTTAATATCCACGAAATACCCTTTTTCAACATTGAGACAGTCAATCTTGCCTTTGAATTCCACGCCTTCGATTTTGCCTGTTACAGCAACCTCTTTCTGGCCGACATAGTAGTCCATGAACTGCTTATCAGCTTCCAGTCGCTCAATCATGCGCTGGCCGACCAAGAAGTCGGATTTCAACTGACCTTTGGTTTTTCCAGCTTTTGAAATCATGGCATCTGCATTTTCATCCATGAACTTCTTGTGTGCTTCTGGGCTTTCAAAGTAGCTGTGGACCATGTTTCCGACCAATAGGGCTGTGTTGTCTCTTTGATCTTCCCATTCTCCTTCCAGCTCTGCTAGCGCTCGCGCTTCACACTCTCTAAATCGCTTATATTGCGAGATAGACCAGTAGCGACGTGCAGAAGCTGCTGAATAGTAATCTTTGCCAAGTAAATCTTGTGTCATTCCATTTCCACCTTCACTGATTTTGACTTCGGTTCAAAACGAACGCCGTGAGAATTAAGCCATTCTTTGAACTGTTCTTTGATTTCCTTTGCGTTCTCTGCTGGGAAAATCAAGTCCACAGTAAATTTGTAGCCATATTTTTTAGCCACATCATCAGAAGCCATATTTTGCGATTTTTGGCCTACTCCTTGTTCGTGGGCACTATTACCCTCCGAACTCGTTTCAGGCTCAAATTCTGGCTGATTTTGGGTGTAGGATTGATTCTGGGTATTTCGTTCTGCTTCCGCTTGAGCTTGTCTCATTTCAGCTGCGTCTGCGTGTAGGATATTGATAACATCCAAAACGGACTTGCCTTCCTTGAGCATGTCAGCGTATTTTTGAGGAGCTAGATCATTATCCTCTGCAATGGCTGTCATTTCCTCGATACGCTTTTTAAGCTCTTCCTTCGCCTTGGTTTTATCAGCTAGGTCTTTATCGTCTAAAATGGCCTGCAGGATATCCTCCAGCTTGGCGCCTCCTTCATAAAGTCGGATATAGACAACTGGGCCAAAGCCGGCCTTGGCAGCTGCTTCTGTTATCTGGATAAGTCCAGCTTCACGTTGTTGTTTCTTTTCTGCTTCTTCTGCGACCAAATCAGCGATCATTTTAGAGGTCGCTTGATTGATTCGCACATTGTCAGCCATGAAACACTTTTTCTTGCTAAAATCGTCAAAGTAAATAGCAAACAGCTTGATATCGAGATCAACTCCGCTATCTGCGATTGCAGATTCAAAAGCTTCTCTGACTGTTTCCTTGCGAGCTTCTGTCGCTCTCTCTTCAAATTCTTTAATCTGATCTTTGATGTTCGTCTGCAAAGTTTTGATAGGGTCTAGGACAGTATTAACCCATGCTTTCACTTCGTCCAGCGGACTAGAGTAGTCTTTTAGTTGGTTTTTGAGTTCTTGCTCAATTTGGCGTTGCACTCGTCCCAATTCATCTTTAACCTTGGTATCGTCTGACAAAGTCTCTTCTGTCACGATATAGCCAGCGTATTTCTTTTGATATGCTGCTAAAGCTTGTTCCAAAACCTCTTTTCCTTGGATTTCGATTTCAGCCGCTTTCAGGACAAATCCGACTTCTAAATCCGTCACTGGAACGAGTTCTAGGCTATCTGTTACATCTTTCAATTCTTCAGTCATTTTAGAAATCCTCCCCTTCTAGCATGTCCATTTGACCATTTTCTGGCTCCTTATCAATTACTTCGCCCGTTTCTTGATCAAAATCTGGAACTTCATCTGCTGGGTAGCTTGTATCTGTGGTCGTCAACTCCTGGTTGATAACCTCTTTTTTTGGTTTTTCAGTCACTTCTTCAGAAGCTCCAAGGATACTATCTAATGTTTCAGCCTCTTCTCTCACTGGTTCAGCTTCTTTCATTTGACGATCATTGTCGTACTCGTCAGCAATTGTGTTATTGATTGCTCCAGCGAACAAGTCGCTGTCATTGCTTGTGTTGATAAACATTTTGGCAGCTCGGTTGATAACCGTACGCATGGCCATCTGGTCAGGGAAGTCGATTTGGACATTTTTCGTTTTCGCCTTAGACCATGACTTGTCAATTTGTTTTTTAGTCATGACTTCAAAGAACTCTTCTCCATCAGTTCGAGTGATGATGCAATAAGCAGCAATTATTGGATTATCTGCGTTCTGCCAATCTGTCTCATGTTTGACTAACTTCTTACGCCCGTTTTCAACTGATACCTCTAGCGTATCCCCTTCGTAGACAACATTAGCAGTAACGTCTTTCACCTCTTGCAAATCTTTAGTAACTTTAATGGTCCCAAAATAAGACATTCTCAATTGGACGTCAGAGCCATATTTGATAAAGTAACATTGCTTTTTAGCCGGGCTTAGTCCTTGGGTTACCATTTCTAATAATGCGTTATAAACGCTGTCTTGAGTGCATTGTTGGAGCAAATTTCCACTGTTGGAGTTTTTTAGAGCATAATATGCCGAACTCAGCGCATTGCTAACGCTATAATTCGGTGCAATCAGGAGCCCTTCTCCCTTCATCGCTTCGATCCGTGTTGCAACATTTGATGTAACTTGCTTCTGTGTTAGTTCGTTTGTCATTTCTTTCTTCCTTTCGTTTTCTTCAAATTCCAATTTTCACGCTTCAAGCGTCTGTTTTTGTTTTGCAATTTCAAAATTATGTCTTGTTGTTCGTTGATGATTTTCCCAAGTTCTCGGCCAAGATGGATATAGTCAGACCGCCAATTGTCGATTTCTGCGTGTAATTCTTCAATCATACTTCATCACCCACATATCGACACCGACCGCATCCGATATCTACATATTCGCTCGGGTCGAGTTCTTCTCGCTCTTCGGGTGGTTGCATCATATCTCTGTCATAATCAAACATGAGCATACACCTTTCCAAGTTCAAGCACTCGTTTCACATATCTGGCCTTGGATGTTAGCCCAAGATCCAGTAATTCGTTTTTTTCTTCGTGATTAGCCAAAAGCCACACACGGTTTTCAAGTTCAATTCTGGTCATCTTCCTGCTCCACCTCTTCAATTTTCACTTCGCTATTTAGACGCTTCATCGCTTCATCTACCGACTTGCCGTCCAGGACGTCCTTGAGCACGTGGCTTACATCGTGCATTGTTTGAGCCTTCGACTTGCTTCTTTCAGTCTCTGGCATCAAGCCCATATCTTGTAGAGCTAGAAACGCAAGGCTGAAAGCGTGCATTTCTTTCTGAAGTTGTTTGATTTTTTTGATTGCTTTTAGTGCTTTAAACATATTGTTCTCCTTGTTCTTTTTCTTCGTAGATGGCCAATCGTTGCTCCAAGTCGTAAATTTTTTGATCACGCATAAAGCGACGTTTGCGCTCTTCGAGAAGGTCCTCGTTAAGCTCGACTGCTACTACTCTCCAGTCAAGGCTCACTTCATGGATGATTCCCTCAAGACCGAGTTTTAATTTAGTAAGTAGTTTCATTAAGCCACATCCTCCTCGTTAGATTGCTTGTTCATGCCTAGAATGATGCCATAGTACGAATGACCAGCAGGGATGACATATCCCGTCAGATCGTCAACTTGAGAACCATCTGCCATGATGTTTACAATCCGTGGCTCCCATTCCTTTTTTACTTTTTTCATGATATAATTACCTCGTAAAGTATTTTGCTTAGTCCCTCAATGGAATTGCCGTTCCAGAGGGGCTTTTTTGTTATTCTCCTATCTGCTATAATAAAGCTAGAAAGGAGGTGATGTTATGCATGACCTAGTTATCAAGATGATTCTTGATGAGTACGGTATTGATAACTCTGAAAATTTGTCTAAAGCACTCGCCAAAGTCCTAGATGAATTTTCAAGAGATAGCCGTGTAGCTAGCAATCTGTCTAAGTCTATCAATGAGCAGAATAGACTTACAGATAGAATGCACGGGGTTATTCGATAAGCCCCAGAACCATCTGAGCGTGTTTGCGAAAGGCATTTGTCTCACTGTCGTTCAGTGTTATGTCTTTTGACAAATTACGCTCTTTTTCGTTCAGTTGGTAGTTGTAAAGGCTGTTTAGCTCTTCCCATCCTTTTCGAGTTAAAGATTGTCTTAAGCTAATATAGCATTCGATGGCGAGCAGAGAAGCGTTACGGACGATTGCTCTCTCAACACTAGATAGTGCTCCCGCAACAACCTGCAGCCTCTGCTCAGATTTTTCTTTCTCGTTTTGAGTTTTGGCAATAAAATCTGAGTAGGCTCGGTCAAACACTTCTAAAACTTGAGGGTCCACAACCACGCCATTAGTTTCAATAATATCTGGTGTAAAATCAATAGTGATTTTTGGTTTTCCGTTCGCAGGCATTTCTAGTCTGAAGCCAGTGACCCCTCTGCCAAGCTCCCAGTCATTGATTTTTACTGAATAACCTGAAGAATTAAGAGATTGACCCTCAGTAGGTTCCTGCTTGGGTTTAATACTTAGTTTTAATTGCTTCACGTTTGCTCCTTTCCCATTTTTGCAAAGTCCTAAAATTGAAATTTCTCTCTTTTATTTATTAAGAGAAGTAGGACTTGTTGTTAGTTAA